TGCTATTGATAACTTATTGTAGGTTCTATCGGGTCTATTAATACTAAAACCCCTGTATCCCCTTCTTTTTATATAATAAAGTAATCTTGGTTTATTGTTCTCCGCAAGTATAGGCATGCCGTAAAATACCATAGCCATTAATACATCTTCAAAAAACATTTCAGCTGTTGCTGGTCTTGCGATATACTCTAAAAAGAAATGATTAGGAGGTACGTCCTCCATTGAAAATTTAGTTAATCCATGTAAAGCTCCGTTAGAGCCGCCGCCGCCAACGACACCACTAATATCGTAACTGTCACAACCAAAGGCACCCATGTGCTCATTTCCTGGATATTTAATACCATTTTTTATCGTTATATTGTTTTGTTGCTCTTGATTAGGTACCCAAGTAATATAAAATCTACCGTCTTTATTAGGGTAAAATATTACCTCAGTATCTTTAATGCCATTTTTCCATTGAAAGTTACCTTGTGTAACCATTGTATTATTCCTTAACTCTTCGTTGTAATCTATCTGCTGATATATTTTTGTTAAGTTAAATATGGATTGTTTTGATTCATCTCTGAATGCGTGTTGCTCTGTTCTTGGAAATTGACGATAATATTCGTTCAGTGCATCTGGATCATCTTTTAATCCCTCTACTTCGTTTTCCCAATGATTAATAACCCCCTCTTCAATAGAAGTTCCATGAGGGCCTTCCGTTTCTTTTTTAGGTGTTTCAAATACCGGCCAACCATATTCGTCAATAAACCCTTCGTAATTCCATTCCATTGGAATAAACAGTTTATACAAGCCACTTCTTGTTTGGCCATTTTTGTTCCTATTTTTTACGTCAGAACTATCGTATAGTTTTTTGAAGTTTTTACCCCCTTTATCTAATGCGTTTGATGTTGATCCCATCATGCACTTTCCAATAACCCGGCTACCTAATCTTAAGCAGGTCTTTGTAACCCGCCAATTGTTAAGTATATTTGTGGGTCTCTCCCATTTACCGCTTTCGTCATGTACTAGTAACTTTAGTTTTTCCCCATCGTACGAGTTGTCGCCTGTATTTTTCCAGTCGACCGTGGTGTCAAGCCCTGCGATTTCTTCTGGTACCGCGTTGGCGTCAAGTTTCCTTCTTGTGAATTTTGAGGCGGGAACCCTGTATGCGAGTTCTGTTTTTGGACGGTCCATCCCATCCTGGATTGGTTTAAAGAAGAATGGATAGTTAACCGATATTGGTACAACTTTGTCTGTAAACATCTTCTTTGCATCGGGTCCAGATTTGGACAGTATACCAAATCGAGCATCCGAAGATATTGTTGCTTGGTTAACGGTTTCGCCGGAAGCCATGAAAGAAAATCCTGATCTCCTGTTTTTAAGGTAGCACATGCCGTAGCTTCTGTTGTCTGCTTTGCAAGCTTCCCAGAATAGATAGAATAGTCTGTTTGATTCCCGAAAGTCTGGTTGCCCAACGTCAATCTTGGACCACTGCAAGTACATGTAATGAGTACCAGTAATGTAAGTAGGCTTATCCTGGTTATAAAACCAAAAGCCTTCTTCACGCCTATTAAACTCCTCGTCAATATACCCATACCATTTTTCTTTAAAAGCATCAGGGTATTTAATCCAATCCGCTTCGCTTTTTATTTTACTTAATTCCCCTGGATACTTAGCGGCTTTCCACTTGTTTATCCCTTTATTAGGTTTGTCTTGCAATAGAGGTAAAGCAATATGCACCCCGCTTATTAAGTATATATCACCTATTTTGCCGGTCTTACTTATAACAACAACATCATGTTCTTTGTCATAACCATACTCCCATTTTGCATAACGATTTTTTTTCTTAATTGCTTGGGGTTTAATATAGTCCTTGACTATACTATATAATTCTTGCTTATAAGCCATTATTTAGATCTCCCCTCTGCAAAGCCTTTAAATGCAGGTTTATCAGAAGTTCCAGTTGCCTTAGCAATCATGTTTTCTTCTTCCTGTATTCTGTTTAGTATTTCAAAAGCATCTAATATACAAAGTTTTTTAGTAGCGGCAGCATTTTTAAGTCTGTCAGCTGATATATCTTCATCTGAGTCAACGATCTTTTCCTCTGCTACCTTTACTAATTCTTTAATTGCTTTGTGCCCAGCGGCTATTATACTCCTCTTCGTTTCTATCGAGTTCATACTTTATAACAATATCATTTGATTTCATACAATACATAATCTGGTCATCTATAATAAATTCCCATTCGCTGTTCGGCGTAAACCCTATTATGTCCCCTGTGTTAATTCCGGAGCTCTTTAAGGAACTATTACCTATTTTTAGTATACCAATAAGATCAGTGGTTTTTTGACTGCTTAAAATGTCTTTATTTTTAACAGGAGCAACAAAGCACCTGTCTCCAAAGGATTTCCATAAGTCTTTCCTTTTATATAAATAAATTTGATCTACTGCACAAAAAAACAAATCGTCTTTTAAAAAGGATCTGCTGTTCTTTTTGATTCCTTTCATATCGTAAAACACCCTAAACACATTATGGTGCACAATAATTAAATCCCCTTTTTTTATTGACGTCGCAAATGCAACAGGAGTTTCAATTACTTCAGCAACGTTATTGACATGCTTAAAGCTTTCTATAGAGCTATTTGTTATAAGGGTACGCTCCCCAACCTTGATCTCGTTATCATATCTTTTGCCTACCGGCTTTATGATAAAGTCATACACGCTCCGCATTAATACTCTAAGTCATATTCAACGGATATTGCCATGTTAGAATTAAATTTCTTCCATGGCATTACCTCGTCTACTTTCTTAATAAATATGTTATAAGAATTATCAGACTTTTCAAATATTATATGAGAAATTTCGTGGCCGCCGTAAACTGTCTGTTTAACAGAGTAGTGCATTGCTTCGTTTTTATAGTCAGCCCCGATACTAATTTTTCTTATAACACTTTCCATAACTTACTCTTTAATTTCCTCGTAAGTTCCGTCAGAAAGATTAATATTAACTGGACCATAATTAGCTTCAATGTCCTTTTTTACCTCCCCCATTTCTTTTTCAAGCATGTTTACCTGAAAAATAGCTTTGGCTTTTTGTACCTCTAATACACCAATGTTAGCTAAATAAGATTGCAACTCCGTTTGCAGCTCTGTTACTTTCTTTAACTCGTCTTTAGTGATTGCCTTTGGAGTTACCTCCATCTTTTTTACTTTACTCATTTTGATTTAATTTAATTGTTAATTATTAATTTTTATTTTTTGACAACGCTTTTGATAGGCGATGCTTCAAACTCTCCCCCTCCTTTAATAGGCGCCACTACAACTGGCTCTTTAGGGTTGACTATAATAGGTCCCTCCGGATCTGTTGGCCCTACAGGACGGGTTCCAACTAGCTGTGATATTATAGCTTTGTCTAATTCTTCCTGATTCTTATACTTGCCCTTCTCAAGAGCCTGTGAAAACTTGTCATAAAACATTTTTTCTTGAAGCTCATCTTTAAACTTATACCCTTTAGGTAAGTTAATTTGAAGTCTCACCGGTGCTGGTGCTGGTGCTGGTGCTGGTGCTACTACAGCGGCTTTCTTTTTTGCTTTAATGGATTTAGATCTAGAACTAGAAGATCTGTCCGCCACTAGTGCTACATTTTTTTCTGCTTGAAATCTAGGTGGGCAAGGGGGTTGTCCGTCTCCTCCGCAGCCTCCGCCCATTATTGAATTATTCGCGGGATTACCTTTAATTCCTGGGGTCATTTTAAATGCCATAATTATTTTTTTTATTAGTTAGTTTTTAATCTTCGTCACCGCTTGTTATGTTAAAGCCGGTATTATTCATAAATGTTCTGTTTTTAAATTTTTTTCCTGCAACATAAGCGCTTGTAGTCCTCCTGCCACCAAGGCCACCTAAGCTATCTTGATCAACAAAGTTTCGAAGATCCTCCGGGCCCATGCGCCTAGTTACATTTATATATCTTTCTCTTCCATCCAGCTGCGGAGTGTTTGTGCTTGTCCTATTCGCATTTCCTGAGTAAAAACCAGTTGCAGCATTTCTGCTTGAGAGAGTTGTGGTTGGCCTGGCGGAATTTGAAATTTCTCCTAGTATATCCCCAGTTAAAACATTTTGGGCTTCCTTTATTAAGGGCAAGCCAGTGTCCCCTCCCCCTGTAACTCGGGTCATGTAATTTTGTCTCCCACTTCCAGTAGCAGTTGACGTGCCAGGTATCATAGGGTTAGTGTTTTGGCGATTTACCGAGTTTGCTACCTGAGTTCGAGCTTCAGAGTTTGAGTAATATTGAGGTTTCATATTATCCATAGAAATATTACCATTTCCTTGTGTTATAACAGTCGGCTTGCCTCCTAGGGAGTTTTGAAACGTATCCTCAATAACATCATACGTCTTTCCATCTGTGCTGTTTTTTGTGACAGTTGCGGTTGTTTGCGTTATATTAGGGTTGTTTGGAAGATAACTTGTATCAAGAAGATCCCCTTTTCCTGCTATTATTTGTCTTCTTAGCATATTCGATCTTTCCTCGTTAGAAAGCTCTGTTGCTGCAGGCTTAGTTCTTTTAACAATCCCCAGATCTACTGTAGGTAGCTCATTGGTAACTCCGCTACCAAAAGTTTCATCGGAATCAGATGCAACGACTCCATTTGGTTCTGGGTCAGTTTCTGGGTCAGTGCCTCCATTAGTAAGGGCGGATATGTTTGCGTTTGTTAAATTGTTTCTGCCAAAATTTTGTTTATAAGCCATGATTTTTTTTTAATATAATCGTTTTATTCCGTAAACTCCGGTAATATCACCGGTGTATTTACTAGAAATTGAATCTTTGTTTATTAATGTGTACTCTATTGTAACACGGTATCCATTATCTGGATTATATAATTCCGTGATAAATTTGTTTTTTTCTTTTACAACAACTTTTTCTGTTATAACGTTATATTCCTTAAAAGAAGTGTTGTAGCATTGTAAAACCGAATATTCGGAAGCTAAAATTGTTTTTAAGTAATCCGTTCCTTCGCTTTGCCAGATTCCGTTAAACTGTTCTTGTGCTTTTGCTGTAAACGATGTTAGTGTAATAAATAATGCAATAATTAGATTTTTCATAGTATTAGATTTAATTGTTATTATATTTATTATATAATTACACGAAATCTGGTAAAACTACTTCATTTATCTTTATTATTCATTATCTTGCGCCCTTTTTCCCAAGATCTACCCACAAAATATGCGCCGTAAACGGTAACTAGCAAGGTTTGAAAAATAGGTATGTACTCTGTTGCTATTTTAAATTCACCAATGTTCCCATCCGCAAATGCTAATAATGAAAATACAAATGTTAGGTATATTAATACCATTGGCCGAATATTTTTAGAAAGAAAGCTATCCGAACTCATGTCCGACTTCCATCTTGCTGTAACTTCCACTTGCGCGTTAGCCTCTGCTTTTTCAAGAATAACCTGCAATTGTTTTTTAATTTCAAGTTTTTCTTCCTTTGTGGTAGTCAAGCTGTCGATTACCTTACCTACTTCTTTTATAAGTCCTCCAGTCAACCATGAAATTATTTTGCTCATATTCTTTAGTTTAATAAAAACCCCGCAAATTTTACTCCGCAGGGTTATTAAAAATAATTATGCTATTGCTATTGCACTTACAGTAATACCTACTGGTAGTTGTACTCTAGCTTTAACCCCGCCTGGGTTAGCCGTTAATGCTGCGTTAACTGCATCTCTTACTGAAGGAGCTGTGCCTGTAGTTAAGTGAGTAATTGTTGCTGCTTTGCTGTCGTAGTAAACTACAGTTGACGTTGCTGTTGCTGCTCTTACGCCGATAATTCCTTCTACTCCTAATAATACGTCCCCACCTGCTAATCCAGCACCTGTAGACTTAATTGCGATAAATTTTGCCATTTTGTTTTTGTTTTTGTTTATGTTAATGTTTATGTTTGGCTTAGGTTTATACAGTCCTATTCTGTTATTTATTTTTGTTTAGTATTTCTTTTTTCTGGCAGCGGTAGCGGCTTTAGTGCCTGCTCTGCCTACAGATTTACCTGCTGTACTTGCGGCGGCTGTCTTGCCTGGATTTTTATTTCCCATGCCTTTTTTTCTGGCTTTTTCTTTAACTGCTGCCGCTGCCTCTAGCTTAGCTTTTTTTGCTGCTGCTACTCTTTTACCGGATTCGGTTTTTCCAAGTTTGTTTACTTGCTTTGTTTTCTTTACATATTTTTTGAACTTTCTTGCTTCTTTTCTACTACCGCTTTTTGCGTTTACAACGTCCTTTCCAGCTTCTGCTTGCTTGGTTTCTTTGCGGGCTATCTTACGCTCAGTTCTAGCATCTACTCTTTTTTCCTTCTTATCTTCTCTTTCTACTTTTTTTACAGAGCGTTTTTTTAATCTTTCTGCTCTTTTAGGATTTCTTTTTTTTACCTCTTCTGCTTTTTTCGCTAATGCCGCTGCTTTTTTGTTTTTTGGTACAACTTTTACTCCCATTTTATCTTTTTTTAGTTTTTTTAACTGGAACACAATTATTAACGGTTTTTCCGCCTTTCTTTTTTGTTCCTTGCTTTATATATCCTCTCCAACAAGGAGTTGTTTTCTTTTTAGCTTTCATCTTCTTCCTGGATTAGTTATTCTAAATACGGGCTTTGCATCCCACCCGTTTCTACCTTTAGATCCTTTAGTTCCTATCTGAGGCGTTTTCATGTATTTACTAAGACACCCGCAATTTGGTTTGTTTCTTTTCATATTAGCAATTCCATTTTCTTCTTGCAGCTAATCCTCTTTCCGATTTCCAGCTTTTAGATCTTGCGCAAAATGCTTTACGTCTTTTAGCTGCTTTACTGCCTTTTTTAAGTTTTGACGGTGGTGTTGTAACAGCAGTTTTTAACTTACTGCCGGGATTATCTTTGCGATATTTAGCAA